GTCTTCTAAATCAACAACACGGTCTTCCATATCTTCGTCGCCCTTGTCGTCGTCACCTTCTTCGCCATCTGCATCTGCTTCGATATCAGCCATCATGTCGTCTGCTGGATCGCCGCCCATGTCATCGTCTGCTTCTGGTGTAATTTCTGCAAAGTTTTCGTCAACTTCTTCGTCCTTAGACTCATCAGTTTTTTCGTCTTCGTCTTTTGCTTCGTCAACGTTTTCATCTTTAGACTCATCTGTTTTTTCATCTTCGTCTTTTGCTTCGTCAACTTCTTCGTCTTTTGAAGATTCATCAACTTCTTCGTCAGTTGCTTCGTTAGTGTCTTCGTCTTTAGACTCGTCTGCTAACTCATCTTCTAATAAATTTTCATAAATTGTTCTTGATTTTTCAACGACGATTTCATGGAACAGTTCTTCTGCACCTTTCTTATCTTCGTTAACTAATTTTTCAAGCATTTGCTCGAATTTGTTACGGTCTGCCATTGTAGTACCTCCTATAAGTTTACGTTTGGTAAGGCTGTCAATAATATTTACATATAATAGGGAAAATACGTGGAATATAGGCTCAAAACGCAGGATTTTGAAACCTTAATGAAATTAACCGAAGATTTTCTGAAATTCTTCGATATTTACATGGGATAAATTTGTAAAGTTTTTTAGACTTCCTGGTAGGAATTTATCTCCTTCTGCTACTACTCTTATATATCTCTTTCTATGATTTCTTTGGCATATTATGCCTACTTGACGCTCCCAGTTACCAAAATATGTTGCAGGGTCGTTTTCTCGCTTGTAATTAAATGTACCAGCGTATAAGTTGTTTACCTTATCATCGCCTTTTCCGGTGCCTGTAGTGCCTTTAAAGTCAAATCCTAACAAATATATAGGATCGTGTCCGTGGTCTGAAGCAAGATCTAATGCTGTAGGACCACTACTCCAGCCTTTACTGGGGTTTAAAATGTTGAGTCCTTGTATGTCGTTTAACTGTTTATTGTGATTAGTGTATACTTTGTTGTGCTTTTGCCAGCCTGTTTTGCAAATTTCAAGCACCATCTTGGCATCTACTGCTACAAGATAGTCTGGCCTAAAGTCTCTATAAACTGCGTTACAGGCATAGATAGGACCGTACTGTTTTAATGCTTCTAAACTTATGGGTTTGCGACTTGTGCCGTTACCAACAACGAATGCTGTTGACATATCATCTCCTATGCTTCAGGTTGTGATGCCAATCCGTACATCTGTCTTACAAAATGTAACTCTTTCTGTTGTTCTTCGTTATGAAATTCGCCAGCTCTACGTGCTTTGTTGATTTGACGTAGGCTTAGTCTTGTTTTTCTTGTGTCGTCTCTTGATACAACACCTTCATCGTCAGCAGAATCATATGACTTGTCTTCTGTTGGTTCAAGTGTTTCTTTGTCAAAATAAAATAATTCTCTTAGTATCATGTAACTATTTATTCCTTATGCTGGTGGTACTTCAGGAGCAGGTGCTCCGCCTGCGCCACCGCCTGTTGTTGTGTCAGGTGCTGTCGCTTCTCCTCCTGCAACTGGATCAGGCTCTGCATTAGGATCAATGTCTTCTGCTCCGCCTATGTCTGCATCCATTGCCGCGCCACTAATACCTACGCCACGCATTTCACCTGCGGCGTCTGTTGGTGGTGGAGTAATATTTTCATCATTCTCTTCTTTCCAATAACGTTCATTCTCAGCCATGTCTTCTTCACTTAATCCTAAGAAACGTTTCATTGCATATCTGTTACTAATGAATGGCACAGCCATAATTTGTGTAAACGTTGGAATTCTTACATTGTCAAGTTCTGATTGTCTGTAACTTGCAAAGTTCATTGGTGGTTCAAGTTTTAAATCAAACATTGAAACATCAAGATTCATACCTTTTTCTAATAGGTAACGTTTAAACTCTTGATTAAATTCTTCTGTTACAAGTGCTTGTAAACGTTCACAGTACTTGTTAAAGCGTAGTTCTTGTATGTATGCAGTACCTACTCTACCATCGTTGCTTTGTGTTTGTGCATCATCTTGTGCCGCTGTTGGCAAGTAACTACTTGGAATACGTAAACCTCTAATAAGTTTATTAGTAAAGTATTTTAAGTCGTCAATCTCACCTAAGTTAGTACCGCCTGGTAATGTTTCAACTTTAGATCCACGTCCTTCTGCTGTTTGCGGAAAGAAGTAATCTTCATTTGTTGATAATGGATTGTATGCACTATCAATAACGCTTGTTGATCCACCTGTTGCACTTGGAATACGTCTTTGGTGTATTTCTGTTTTTACACGCTCAACAAATTGCATTGCAAGGTGTGATGGCATATTACCTACGTCAATGTAAAACACTCTACGTTCAGGTGCTCTTTGCGTTCTGTAAATAATAATTGCGTCTTCTAATAATTCTTTTTGCTTGTATACTTTAAATATACTTTCTAACAAACTATTACCAAATGGATAGTTGTTGTCTAATCCTTCACTTAAACTTAAATGTACAACATGTTCTGCATTAATAGCAACTTCTCTATTGTTTACATTAAATCTTGAACCTGATTGTGATGTTCCTGTGTTACCAACTGCACCTTGTGCGCCACCTGATTGATAACCTTGTGAACCTGACGATGTTCCACCGCCTGTAATATTTCCGCTTGTAATATGCGGATCAGTAATAATTTGATCTCTAAAATTAAAGTTAATATCTTTAATAATATATTGTTCTGGCTTTTTGCCTTCTGATTCGTTTACAATAATACGTACAACTTTTGCAGGATCAATGTAAAACCATTTTTTAGTTTCAGGATCTCTTACAAAAAATGCGTCACCATACTTAAATGTATTACGCACAATTTTAAACATTTTAGTTTCAAACTTTTGTAGTTTAGACCATTGCTTTAGGTATTGTCCTAAAATGTTAACTTCACTGTTTGTTGCTGTTTTATTAAAATGTAAATTAAATGATGTTCTGTTACGTGCATTTTGTTGTGAACAAAATTCTGCTAAAATGTCTAACGCCGCATTTACTTCTGAGTCGTTGTCCATAGTATTGTATTGACCATAACGCTCTACTCTATTTGGAGAGCCTACATATACGTCTGGTAGATATGAAGAATAATTAGATCTTGCCGGACCCGGTTCGTTTCCGCCACGTCCACTGAACGGGCTCATGTTACCACCGTCGTTGTTACCTACAGGCGCATTTGTAAAATATCTTTTCCAGCTCATGTGTTACGCAGTTCCTTTCAACATATTCCCCTGTAACCCGTTTGTTGCACGGAGAATCTGTTTTAAAATTTTATTTTGCTCTACCAAAGTAGCAGTTGCTAAATCTGTGCTATTTGTATTTACCGCGGCTTCGCTCTCTTGGAGTTTCTTTGTGACTCCAGAGTCGGCAACAATTTTGGTTGTATCAATTTCTGGTGTTGTAACTGTTGGCATTTCATAGTCTGGCATTACACCTGCGTTGGCTATTTTGATTTTTGGATCTTCAATTTCTGTCTTTTTCAAATTCTCGGCGATCTTTTGATTTGGATCGTCTTCTTCGTCATCTCCACCAAACCAACTAAACGGATTAAGTTTTTTAAGTTTATCAACTAAGCCAGTAAAGATTTTCCCAATAAACTCAAACATTGTAGAGAATACATCAAGAATCGGTTGTACCCAACTTTTAATTTTTTCCCAACCAAATATAGCAAGTAGTGCCACTCCAATTGCAAGGAATGGTGCAATAATTGGACCAAGTATGATTCCAAATATTGTTGGTAATAATGATGTTATAAATCCTGTAAGTAGTAGTCCTGCAAGTCCGCCAAGTACACCAACAATTAATGTTCCAATATGTTCTTTAAAGAAAGCACCAAACCAAGCACCAAATATTTCTCCAACTTTATCAAATCCTTTTTTAATCATAGGTTTAAATTTTTTATCCCAAACTTCGCTAAAGAATTTACCTAAGTCGCCTCCTGCCGCTTCCCAGGTATCTTTTAAGAACTTGGCCATCTCTTCACCGTACTTTAGGATTCCGTCTAAGAAACCATCTAATTTTGACACGCCATCTTTACCTGTGGAAGTAAACCATTCTGTAAATGTACCAATACCTTCCATGAACATATCAAACAATCCACTGTCAAGAATAGTTGTTTTAATCTTGTTACGCATTTCAGTCATTGCTACTTCAAAAGCGGCCGTTGTTTTAGTAGTCTTATCTCTTTCTTGTTGTTCTGCTTTCATTGCCGCAATATCTGCATCAGTGTATTTTGCTGACATCTTTTTGTATTCAGCCAAGCCACTGGTTAATCCTTCAAAGCCTTCTTTACCCATCAATGATTGTACCATTGCAGGATCCATGCTTTTAATAAACGCATCCATCTCTGGACCAAAGCCTGCCATCTGCTTAATGTATTCTTCTTGACTGATAGCACCATCACCAAGTTGTTTCTGTAATTCTGCAAAGCCTGGTATAGTTGCCGCAAGTTTTTGTGCTAATGGAGTTTGTGCAACACCGTCTGCTAAGTCTTTAATAGCACCACTAAATCCTGGTAATTCTGAATCAACAAATGCAAGTCCGTCTTGAAAGTTAGTTAATGCTTCTCCTGACAATCTACTTGCCATAACCATAACGTTTGCTTCTGAGGCTTGTTTCTTTAATAATGCTTCTGCTTCTTTACGTGATTTACCTGTTACTTTAGCAAGTCTATCAATCTGCATTAAGTATTGTTCTGAACCTGCACGTAATGATGCTTGACTTCTTCCAGCAAGTTTACCTTGCATTGCTTGTAGTTCAATGTAACCTGCTGTATGTTCTGCAAGAGATTCCATAGTAAAACCCATTCCCATAAGTTCTTCTCTTGGTAAACTTTTAGTTAATCTTCCAAATGCCTTAGCACCTTCTGTTGTTGTGCCTCCTAATAGCATCATGTTCTGTGCGTTGCTACCAACAAACTCAGCAAACTGTTCCATGCTTAATCCTGCATCAGCCGCCGCCAAATTCATTTCAACAATGTTGTTACCGAAAGAAGCACCTACTTCAGATAGACTTCTAAATGTTTGAACGTTTTCTTCAACCATTCCTAATATACTACTGAGTGCACCACCTACTAATGGTAAGTGTGATGCAAAGTCACTCATCTTAACACTTGTGCCTAAGAATTCAGTTGCTAATCCCATAGCAGTATCTGTGACCATACCTAAACCTTTGGTCACCATACCGGTCATCATGCTTAGACCTCTACCAAAATCTCCAAGTACAGAAGTGGTGTTTTGTATCTCATCACCAAATTTACCCAATTTATTTGATGTTTTATTAAGAACACCTTCCATACCACCAGCAGGTCCACCAGCACCTCCGGCTCCGCCACCAGAACCACCACCTTTTGCGCCTTTTTTCAAGGCATCAAGGATTTTCTTTAGTGTAGCCTCCGATGCGGCATCTTCGGCTTGTACTTTACCAATTCCTGGAATATCAACTGTTACTGCCATTTATTATATACTCACTTTATTGCAACTTATAAATACTTGTGCTATAACTTATTTAGCAGGAGAAAAATATGTCAGAAAATAACATTCCAGCAGGCGGTATACCAATGATGCCAACTGGGCCAGTACCGGGTACTCCAGTACAACCGGTCAAGGCGAATCCGCTAACGAAGCATTTTCGACAGCCAAAACTGTACTTAAAACTTCCGTCAGCCGGACAATATTGGCCAAAAGGATCTATAGACTTACCGGAAAACGGTGAAGTAGCAGTTTATCCAATGACTGCAAAGGACGAGTTAGTTTTAAAAACACCAGACGCACTTCTTAATGGCGAATCAACTGTAACAATGATGCAAAGTTGTATTCCAGCAATTAGAGATGCGTACCATTGTCCAAGTTTAGATCTTGATGCAATTTTAATTGCAGTTAGAATTGCAACTTACGGAGAAACACTTACAATTACAGCACCGGTTCCAAATACTAAACCGGAGATGACGAAGGATATGTCCGTTGATTTAATTCAATTATTGGATACAGTTCAAGGCAGAGGATATGATCCTTTATATAAACATAACCAATTTACATTTTATATTAGTCCTTTAAACTACAAAAAGTTTACAGAGTTAGCATTAAAGGCATTTGAAGAACAACGCATGATGCAAACTCTTGCAGATTCAAATCTTGACGAAGAACAAAAAATGGCGAAGTTTAATCAGAGTTTTAGTAAACTAACTGATATGACTTTGTCAAGTGTAGTTGATCAAATTGAATGGGTTCAATTCGGTGGCGAAGAACAAGTTACTGATAAGAAACATATTCAAGAATTTTTTGAACAAACATCAGGTGATATCTTTGATGGTGTTAAAAGTGCTATTGAGAAAAAGAGAAATGAATATGCTCTTAAACCGTTAATTGCACAAGCATCGGAAGATGAGAAGAAGGCAGGCGCTCCGGACTCATGGGAAGTACCAATAGCGTTTGATCAATCAAATTTTTTCGTACGCAAATAGCACAATGGCCTCTTGACAAAATACAGTCCGAAGTTAAAAAACTTGAGGGCGATGCTAAAGAACTTAAACACAATATCCTAAAACTTGTTTGGTATATGCGGGGAGGAGTAACTCTCAATGAAGCATATGATATGGGTCCTGAAGATCGAGACATGGTCAAGAAGATCGTAGAGGATCATATGGAAACCACTAAGAAGTCTGGGTTACCTTTCTTTTAAATTTACACTGTTGGTTGTTGTTGGAATCTTTGGTCTGGTCTTTTAGAAGCCGCTGATTTTCCAGGTGCCGCTGGTTTTCCACCTGCTGGTGCTTTTGCTGTTGCATCGCCCCCGCCACTTAGATATGCTACTGCAAGATCAACTTGACCTTTATCTTGAATTTGTCTAATTAATTCGTCCATCTTAGGATTACCAAGTTTTGCCGCAGTTCCTTTGTCTGCAACTTTACCTGTAGATTTACTAATCCACTGTGCGCCTTTCCATTCAAAGTCGTCTTTAGTTGCACCTGCGTTTGTACCTTTAGGTGGACTTGACTTCATGTCAAACGGTCCATCGTTAAATGGATCTCCGGAAGCCTTACCTTGTAGTGTTGAAGCACTATCGCCGTCTGCTTTTCCATCACCGTCTTTGTCTGCTTTAGGATCTGGACTTGATGCTGAAGCACCTGCTCCACCACCTGCGCCTGCGGCACCACCGCCTACGCCTCCTGTTTTTGCTCCTGCATCTTTGCCAGGTTCTGGTGCTTTTTCATCGTCACCTTTAGTTCCGCCGCCAACGCCGCCTGAACTTGCTGTGCTTTTCTCTGCACCTTGTACTTTAAGATCTGCTTGTCCTGTGTTTGTTGCAACAGTACCAATTTGTTCGTCACTCATACCTCTGTCTGAAAGTATTTTTGCAATGGATCCTACGTCTGTTGGTTCGCCTGCTTTTTTCCAATCTTTTTCAAGTTTAGCGTATGTAACTTTCTGTCCTAATTCTTTACCTGCTTTAGCCGCACCTGATTTAACTGCACCAACTGCCTTGCCAATGCCTTTATTTGCTACTGCACCTGCTTTGTCTAAGCCAGCGCCTACTGCTTTACCTGTACCTTTTGCCGCCGCTTTGGTAATGTTAGCCGCACCTGCCGCGGCTTTCTTGGCCATACCTTTGATGTCTATTTCATCTAATCTGTAGTCTTCAAATAGATCAAAGTATTCATCTTCTAATTGTTCTGCTGTTTTATAAACTCTTGACTCTTTCTTTGCTTTGTCTGGTTCTACATATTCTGCTTTTGCTAATGCACCACCAAGTGCAACTGCCGCCGCACCTTGCATAACTTTTTCTGCCATTTGTGCTTTGAAGTCATCAATGCTTGTTTCCATGTCTGCTGTTTCACGCCATGTGTCAAACGCTTTCATTATTTCTTCTTGTTTTGCTTCTGGTAGTTTATCTAAGATATCCCAGAAACTACTGTCCATTACATCTGGACCAACAAATACATTTGAATATGAATAAACAATGTTTCCGTCTGCGTCTACACCTTCAACTGAACCAGTAACCATTGCAGTCCAAGGTTTATCAGTGCCTTCAAAACTTGCTGTAATTTCTTTCTTAAATGTTGAACCTGCTGTGTATTCGCCTTCAAGTCCATCAATAACTTTTGCTTCTCCACCCATGTAATCTTTCATAGATGTTTCTGCTGACATTTTGTAACCTAAGAACTTTCTGTTCTCAATGGCTTTTTCCATTTGGTATACTTGCTGTAGTTTTTCAACTTCAGCCGGTGTTAAATCTGTATCTGTTACTGCATCTGCAATAAGTTTACTTTCTGGTTGATTAGAAGTATCCATACCAAGTTCATTCATTTCTTCCGAACTGTATGTTGCTTTTACTGTACCTTCAGCACCTACATCTCCGTCTGGATCAGCAGTGCTTGTTGTGTCAACTGTGTCTTTGCCAGTACCACCTACGTTTTGCTCAGGTTCTGAACCGTAGTCGCCTTCATCACCTAACTTATCTGGATCTGCTAAATTAACGTTTGCATCACCTGTAACGTTTTGTTTTACAACAATGTCAACACCTTTACCTTCAATACCAAACTTGTCTTGAAGATTGTCAATGGCTTCTGCCGCGTTTGCACCGTCCGGCTCAAGTTCAAATATCTTGTCGTTCAATGCTTTAAGTTGTTGATCTAATACTTCTGATGCTTCACCATCTACTTTAGGTATAACTTGTAATAGTGCTTGTCTTGACTGAATAAGTTCTTTAATGTCCTCTGAATCTAAGTCTTCGATACTAACACCATCTGCCATAGCATCTAATTGTGTTATGTCAATCTCACCATTCGTAGTCATAAACGTTTGTGTAATTTCTGGTGGGAACATATCTTCCGCCGCACCGCCAATTGCATCGCCCAACGCACCTGCAATAGCACCAATTGCCGCGCCTTTAACACCTTTGGCCATTGCTGTTGAAAGTTTATCGCCTTTAATAGTGTTGTTTGCTAACTTTAAGAAGAAACCAATTGCGGCACCACTTAAAATACCACCACTTGCAAATGCAAGTACCGATGTCATTGCACCAATAATAAATGCACTCTTGGCTGGATTGTCTTTTGCAAAACCTCCCCACTTTTCAACTCCTGCAAGAATCTTTTGTCCTGCTGGATTTCCTTGTAGTTTAGTTTTTAGTTGTGATTTTAATTTTTCAAACTGTGCATCAAAGTTCTTAACAGGTCCGCTGTTTGCCGCGGCATCCATTAACTTATCAATTTCTGCTTTCATCTTACCTGAGACTTCAGCAGTTACTTTACCTGCCTTGCCTAAGGCAGTCATATTCTCTCCGCCTTCTATTGATACCTTTTCAGCATCTTGGAAAATCTTTTTAATTTGATCTGGTTTAAGATCGGCTTCCATTAATTTGCTGTACTGCTCAACTAATGGCCAAACATTCTTTTCCCATGAACCTACATAAATTCTTTGTTGCTCAGTTAACATTTCCCATGATTGAGATTCTGTTAATATTGCTTCTGACTTAAGATTGTATGCTGTTACTTCTTGTAGTTTCATAGTATTAATCGGCTCCCTGTACTGCTGGTGCTTTAGCCGGTTTGTCCGGAGTACCAGTTGGATAACTTGGTTTAGTACCTTGCTGTTGTTGTGCCGCCTTTGATGTTACTGTTTTAGTAACCGGTGCAGGTTGTTTCTGAGGAGTTTCTGCTCCTTTTGGTGCTGGTGCTGGTTTCTTGCCAGGCACTTCTGCACTTGGTTTAGGTGCTGGTGGTTTTGTACCAGATCCTAATTTTTTCAATGCGTAATCTTTTTCACCCTTGGTTGCTTGGTCTAATTGTCTTTTAATATCTGCGTCTAATTCAGTTGCAGTTGGACCTTTTGGTCCTGGTGCTGGTGCAGGCGCTGGTGTTGTTTTTCCTGGCTGTTGCCCTTGTTGTTGTCCTTGCTGTTGTGTTTTATCATCTTGCTTAGGCTGTTCTTCTCCATCTTGTGGAGCCGCTTTTTTTGAATCTTGTACTATTTGTAGTAATGCTTTATCAAGCACTTTCTTATTAAATGGTCCGCCGTCGTATTTTTTCCCGCCAGCAGTTTTGATACCTTTTTTCTTAGCCAATGCTACAATTTCTGCTTTGCCTTTTTCATCGTTAGGTTTGATCATGGTAGGCTTGCCATCAATACCTGCTAAAACATCTTGTCCTGATTTACTTTTAACAACACTTCCTGGTTCAATTGCACCTTCCCCGGCTCCTGCCGCATCAGCGATTGCTTTATCAATGATTGGACCTTTGTCCTTGAATCCGTTATTCATTAGCCAATTTTTAAATTCTTTTGGATCATTGGCCTTCATGCTACCACCAATGCTACCTTGGTGTGCTTGCCAGTTCTTACGCAATTCGTTTGCTTCAGCACCCGTGTCTACGTTGCCTGCAACGCCCGCCGCGAAATTTTTTGCACCTACTTTAGCG